AATACAACCGCATAACTGGAAGGCTGATCGAGGCCGACTCCAGATTCTAAACCCAATCTAAACCTCGAATAACTCAAAACCAAGGAGAGACACTATGTCTTTAGAGCAAACTCGTCTTGAAAAAGACTTTCTTAAGTTCCACAAAGCCAACCCACACGTTTGGGAAATGTTTAAACACTTTGCTTTTATCGCAGTCAAATCAGGTAGAAGTAACTATTCAGCAAGAGCCATTGTTGAGCAGATTCGTTGGTTCTCTGACATGAGTACGGACTCACCAACTATCTTTAAAATTCCTAACAACACTATCGCTTATTACGCTCGTCTGTTCCATTCAGCTTATCCAAAGCACAAAGGCTTCTTTAGAACAATGCCTGTGACTGCTCCTGAAAAGGTTGGACAAGCTGAGATGGCAGTATGAAGCAGGCTATCTTTGATATTGAAACCAATGGGCTACTCAAAGATTTAACAACTATCCATTGCATTGCAATACAGGACGGTAAGCAAAGTGACAAGACAGTTAAATCACTTAAAAGCTATCGTCCAGATCAAATAGAAGAAGCTCTAGAAGTCTTAGAGAATGCCGATGAAATCATAGGCCATAACATCATTGGCTTTGACATCCCTGCGATACAAAAGCTTTACCCAGAGTGGAAGCCAAAAGGCAAAGTGATAGACACTCTAGTCTTATCACGGCTAATCAAAGCTGACTTAATGAGTGATGACGCTACTTGCGCCGTACACCCCAACGGCTTCACTCGCAGTCTTTGGGGATCTCATTCTCTCAAGGCTTGGGGATTACGCATGGGTAATCTCAAAGGTGACTATGATGGAGGTTGGACTACCTTTAACGAAGATATGCTTCTTTACATGGAGCAAGACGTTAATGTTACTTTTGATCTGTACAGACTACTTAGCCAAGACAAAGACTTCTCACAGCGTAGCATTGATCTTGAGCATGATTTAGCTGAAATCTGTTTTCGCATTGGTAACAACGGCTGGACTTTTGATGAGCATAAAGCAGGCGAGTTGTACGCCAAATTGTGTGGTAGAAGACTTGAGCTACAAGATCAATTAGACACTCTCTTTGATCCTTGGGAAATACGAACACCGTTCACCCCCAAGGTAAACAACAAAGCAAGAGGTTATGTCAAAGGTGAGACTATAGACAAAGTAAAAGTAGTCTATTTCAACCCAAACTCTCGCAAGCATATAGCACGATGTCTTACTGCTAAATACAATTGGAAACCTCAGTCTTATACACCAAGCGGTGATCCTAAGATTGATGAGAATGTTCTTATTGATTTACCTTACCCAGAAGCCAAATCTCTTGCTGAGTTTTTCTTAGTCCAAAAGCGTATCGCTATGTTAGCTGAAGGCAATGCCGCTTGGATGAAGTTGGCTGACCCTGATGGAAAGATTAGGCACAATTTGGTGTCTCTGGGAACAATCAGCGGTAGATGTGCCTGTAGAACCCCAAACCTCCAGAACGTCCCTAGCACTCGCGCTGTCTATGGCAAAGAGTGCCGTGATCTATTTACTGTGCCTAAAGGTTGGTCTTTGCTTGGTAGTGATTTATCAGGTATTGAACTGCGTTGTTTAGCCCATCTCCTGGATGACGGTGGTGAGTATGCCAAGCAGATCATGGATTCTGATATTCATACGTTCAATCAGAAGGCGGCAGGGTTGCCCACAAGGGATGCCAGTAAAACATTTATCTACTCTACGATTTTTGGTGGGGGTGACTCCCTAATAGGAAAGATCGTTGGAGGCACTGCAAAAGATGGTAAGCGTTTAAAAGCTGACTTTGAGAAGAATGTGCCTGCATTTAAAAGCCTTAAGCAAGAGTTAGCCAGTGCCTACAAAAGAAAAGGTTTTATCAAAGGCATTGATGGACGAAAGCTTTTTATACGCTCAGATCACCGATGTTTATCTCAGATCCTACAAAACGCTGGGGCAGTGATTGCAAAGCAATGGGTAAAGCTCATAGACAAAGAAATAACTAATCAAGGTATTGACGCTTACATCGTTGGCTTTATTCACGATGAGGTTCAAATCGCCTGTAAATCTAAAAAGGTAGCAGAGTATGTCGGACATCATATCACTGGAAGAATGGCGCAAAAAGCAGGCGAAGACTTCAACTTCAGAATCCCAATCGAGTCAGAGTTTAACGTGGGAGCTACTTGGAGTGACACCCACTGATTCTAAGGATCTGGGTTCAAATGAAATTGAACACCTTGTAGCTTTCTACATTGTGCTTGATAAGGCTTGGCGTAACCCATTCAAACTCAAATCAAACTTTGCTAGAGAGGCCGCTTTGTATGTGGCTACTAGCGCATCTCTTGGATTCATATCCAATCAAATAGAAATCGACACATTTTGTAACAAGTGGGCGATTACCCCTATGGGCATAGATTTTAAAGGAGAGCTAGATGAAATACTTGACGGAATTGCAGGGGGCATCGACCCCGACCTTACTCATTGATGCAGACTTGTTTTTGTACAGGGCAAGTGTGATAGCTGAAGATGAACAAGATTGGGGAGATGACATCTGGTCTTTATCCACTGATCTTAAAGTAGCCAAACAACTATTTACTGACCAAATCAATGGTTTTCACAAAAGATTAGGTACTACAGAGACTCTTATGTGCATAAGTAGTACTGAGAACTTCAGAAGAGAGGTTTCATGTACGTACAAGTCCAATAGGAAGAAGTCTCGTAAGCCTGTGGGCTACAAAGCGATGGTTTCTTGGGTAAGAGACAACTGGCCTAGCCACACTCAGCAGGGTTTAGAAGCTGATGATGTCTTGGGCATCCTTGGTTCATGTACTGATTTAAAGACGGTTGTTGTCTCTGATGACAAAGATCTTAAGACTGTTCCTTGTAGGCTCTACAGACCAAATGATGATGATCTCATAGATGTAAACCAGCAAGCGGCTGACCTCAACTTTTTTACTCAAACACTTCAAGGTGACCCAACTGATGGCTACTCAGGCTGTCCCAAGATCGGTGCTGTGACTGCCGCAAAGATCTTAGGCAATCGACCTGATTGGTCTTTAGTTGAAAACCAATTCATAAAATCTGGACTCAATCGAGATGAGGCTATCACGCAGGCTCGTCTGGCCAGAATTCTGCGAGTTACCGATTGGGATGCTGGTAAAGAAGAAGTAAAACTTTGGAGTCCAAGCTAATGATTAGATTAACTAAAAGATCGCCTCTTACAGGCAAAGAAAACACCATGACAATTGATTGTGAAATTAAAGATTACTACCGCTGGCAAAACGGTATGACGATTCAAAAAGCTATGCCTTACGTTTCGTATGATGAACGCGAGTGGCTTATGACCGGAATATTCCCTGGCGAATGGATGACGTTTATAAAAGGAGGCTGTGGTGTTTCTAACAGATAGAGAAAAGTTACAACTTAAAAAGCCGCGCAAGCTTGACCAAGAGTTTGGTACAGAGACTTGCAAGAACTACTACGTGAATCTTGAAGATGGTGACATTTACAACGTCAAGCTACACAAACAACAGCAAGCTAAAAGATCCAAAGAATTGCTTGTTAAAACTCGAATAGAACGAAAAGAGAGGGTTGCATCATGGCTGTACAATTATCGAACTCTAAGCTAATTGAAGGTGCAGAATACCGACCCACGCTTGCCCAACGCGCTCAAGAGGTAACTAGAGCAAGGTACTATCGGAAGCAGTGTAAAGAAGATTTGAAAGACGCTGATGGTGCTTTAGATCGAGCTATGTCTGCTTACCACATTGAGTTACTTAGAGAGGGGGTCTTGTAAAAATGAAAAAGTATGGTATCAACTCTGTGACTCCATCCGAATGGGATAGGTTAAAAAAAAACTATCCTGCACTAGATGCGGGTGAATCAAAATCGACAGTATTGGAGAATACACCATCTGATCCAGTGGAATCTCCTACGCACTATAATTCTGGATCAATTGAGTGCATTGAGGCTATTAAAGCATCTATGAGCCACCGTGAGTATTTAGGCTATCTGAAGGGCAACGTAATGAAGTATCTTTGGAGATATGATTACAAAGGTAAGGCTAAAGAGGACTTAAAGAAAGCTAATTGGTATCTAGAGAGGTTGATAGGGGAGGTTACAGCCTAAGCAAATGGAGCCGATGGGGGAAGGCTAGAATCCAAAGTTGGACAGCAAATCGAGTTACTGCCCAAGGACAGCATAGCCCGACCCCCCACCGACAAAACGCACATTACTCCTTATCCTTAAGGATATCAATATGAATGATCATTCATTCGCCTCCCTTGGTAATCGATTTAAAAGCCTTTTCTAAGTTGGCTGATAGCTTCTCAAAAGCTAAACCCTTAAGTATTAACTCAAAGCGTCTAGGGTATTTCTCAGGCCATCTATAGAAGTTTTGTTCGCTCTCTTCTGCGGCTTCTGCCGCCTCTTGTAAGCTTTTAAAGCCTATCGCTTTTGCTTTCTCACTTGGTTTCATATCTCAGTAATCCTTTTTGCTTTCTCTATGTTCAACGTAAATTATAAGGAGCAGTGCGGTTACCCACAATGCCCCCACCAGTATTGCTATAAGCTTCTCCATTAATCTTCCTCAAATCTTCTAACAATCATCTCACAGATAGCCACAGCAAGAACTGTGGCTCCAATTAGGACAGCTAGTATCAGTATGTCTCCCATGTTCATTTACGATTCCTCCTATCTCTTCTATCCTGGATAATCTGTTCTGATTCCCAGACAACCCAAACCATTGAACCTATTAATAAAATACCAAATACAACAGTCATTGCAGTATCCATTGCTCCACCTCCTTTAATTGTGATGTGAATAAGCGTATCGATTAAGCATTCTGACAATATCTTTAAGTGTCGGCTTAAATTCAGCGCACGTTATGT